CATGTAATTATAGAACCTGAGCATGGTGAGATATTCAGGTTGATTCATAAGGCACATATGAGGATAATGCCTAAAATATATGAAGATTACCCTGAAACCTTACCAACAGACATATACGATAAATACTCAGGATACTGGTTATGTAAGTATCCTGAAGGTGGTTACCTAAGTAAACATGCAGATATTGATGCTGATGCTGGATCAGTAACTATATCATATAATATAAATGATGACTATGAGGGCGGAGAACTTTGTTTTTGGGATGAGCATAATGTAGAAAAACATGCAAACTCTATGCACGTTTCTCCAAGCAATCATCTATTCATGCACGAGGTTAAACCAGTAACCAAAGGAACACGATATTCTGTTATTACTTGGTTCAGTTATCAAAAAGGAAAACAATGGTTGATTTAGACAATTTAGTTACAATCGCTAATACAGGCAAGTTTCCTAACTTGTTTAATGCTTCTGATATAGAGAATATCAAAGGTATTATGGAAGTTTATCCTGATCTATTTTCTACTGACTTTGATAATGGATGTGCCTTGATTAAGAGTCCATCATTAGATTCTAGGTATGGATTTAGATTTCAGATACCAACTGGCATTAATCAATACCAATTCTTTGATGGATCTATTTGTGAGAATAAGTTATTTCCATATCTAACAAAGTTTAAGTATTTGTATTTTAAGAAGAATGTTATAGATTTTGAGTTAGTTGATCTTGAACCAGTTCCATTATTTGCACCAACTATAGAGGCAATATGTCAACTTGCTACAGAGGTTACAGGTAATACTGATACCAGTTCACTTAAAGGATTCTTAGAAGTATTAGAGAATATTACTTCAGAACTACATGACTATGAACTTACTACACTTCTTATGAGTAAGTCTAATCAGTATATTAGAATAGGATTTGATAAAGTATCGGGTGCTCTTGTATCAGAAGATGTGTATAAGTATTTTGGTAAATCAAATACAAAGATATATTCTAACGCCAAATCACTCTCATATAAAGTAGAGGATAATCTATTGGAAGACTGGGAGAATAATAGTGTTCAGATGTATATTGAATTTGATTCAACTGGATTGAAGAAACAGTTGGGTTATGGTTTATATACAAGATGGAAGAAAGAACCTAAAGAAGGCACAACAGCACAGGATAATTTCGCATTATATACTGAGAGACATAAATCTCATAATGATACTGTGGCACATCAAAGTAACCAGTCATGGATACCTACTGACTGGAAGGATGAAATAATTGAATGGGATAAACAAGCGAAGTCAATATATGCCACTACTATCGTAACTGCTAGTTCTACAGTTGGTGAAATGGTAGAACTAGGTTATGGTTCAAACGATTATTAAGTAAGATTAAAGTTTCCTGATCCACTGGTAGAGGATTTGGTGCCTGCTCCACCACCGCCACCGCCATCTGTTCCTGCTTTACCTGCTTGACCACTACTGTGGTATCCGCAGCCTGCTCTGTCGCCGCCTCCATTAGAACCAGTTATACCTTTATTACCATTATTACCACCTGATCCATGGCCGCCACCATTTCCACCTGTGCCGCCATTACCTCCTTTGCCTCCTGCTCTTGAGTTACCATTAGCGCCAGCTGCACCACCACCGCCAGATCCTTGTCCAGCACCATGAGAGTCTACCCACCAATTATTACCGCCGTCCCAATAATATCCATTTCCTCGTCCACCTCCACCGCCAATACCTCCAGCGCCACCTGCACCACCATCACTATGACACCAGCGGTATTGACTATGACAGAACCAACCTGAACATTTATATCCTCCATTATTACCGCCACCTCCACCAGTTCCACCTTTGCCGCCGCCTCCGCCACCGCCGCCACCTGCAGCGATACGACTATTAAAGTGACCTGCTGGTATATTAACTGGACTTGCTGCGTGTATTGCTAATCCACCTGATCCACCGCCAGATCCCTTTCCACCTCCTCCATCACCAGTTTGTCCGCCTCCTACACCTTTAGTTCCAGCATGACCTCTAATTGCGGGGCCTGAACTACCGCCACCACCTCCATTGGCATTAGTGACATTTAGTTCAATCGTTCCACCACCACCACCATTAATTCTCATTGCTGGACTACCTGTGCTATTGGATCCGAAGTTACCAGCAGCATTGATTACCTTATTAAGACCAGTAGTCCATTCAGTATTATTAAACAGTTCATATCTTGCCTGAGCGTGTGCCCAGTTACCATTGGCATTGGCAGTTACTCTATATGTACTTCCTCTAAGGTCATTGAATGATATTGTTCCACTTGTAGGAACATGACTATTTTGGGATATATCTGCAATTCCTGCTCCTCTATAGTAACCACCTAAGGCATTACCTGCCTTAAATTTACTATTAATATCACTCATTGATATAGCACCAGAACTAAAAGCAGTATCATAACTCTTTGATACACTACCTGACTGTAGACTTTGGTTTGTTACAAGATTATCTAAAGTTTCGTTGGATACGTCAGAGAATACACTTGATGCTGAAACATCATAACTCATTTCATATATCTTATTTCCATCTGTTATATCAGTAGCAACTATTTGATTTGGATCTGCACCATAATGCCCTGCAACGCCTGACATATACTTAACACAATCTTTTAAGTCTTTATTACTTTGGAACTTAGTACCATTACGTCTTATGATAGGGTTTACATAGATTGCTCCATCAGGAGTTAGATTAGAGTAACAGTTAAAATACTTGTTAATATCAATAGAATCTTCTAGTTTCTCCTCTGATGGTACGATATGTATTCTCTTTGACCCTGTGGATGTCCTGAGAGGATCATAGTCATGGTCGTAGTACCAAATGTAACATAAGAAGTCACCGACTGTTGCCAGTGTCTTATAGATCTTTGTATGCCACATCATTTCCTTGGCAACAGTGGGATTGCCCTCAGTTCTTTGTAGTTCAGGATTAGAGTCTATTTCATACTCTTGTTGTTCCTGCTCTAAAGATGGATTGGTTATCGGATCCATAAAAATTATTATTATGTGCCACTTTTATTTATTGTGGTATAATATATAATATTTTAACCTATAGATTAATGGCGGATCACAAAGAGAACTTACAGGCGAGAGCACAGGAACTTCAAACCGAGATTCAAGAAATGCAAAAACAGTTTGAAGTCAAGAAAGAAGAGTTTCTTAAGATACAGGGTGCTCTAGAAATGCTTACTGTGTTGGAATCAGAAAAAGAGACTGTTGCCAAAGACAAGTAGGTCTGATACTATATAAAACGTAAACGGAGAGAGATTAAAACTGGATGCCCTTGGCGTGAAGGTTTAGGTCGATCACCACTAATAAGGAAGACATGGACAGTCCAAAGAAATGGGATATTGGTAGTCTACCAGTATTCAGACCTCTAAATGGTCAAGCAAAGTATGAATTGACTATTGAAATAGTTGAAACTCTCAGAAAGACTGGGCGAGATAGAACAGTACAGAGAGAGTCAGTTTGGAGAGATATTACAAACAAACGTGAAGAATACATGACGGCAGTTGCTCATGGTTATTCAAATACGTCTCTATTTCATCTAGTCAACATTAAAGAAAGTATTGAATATCTCACACCATTAGCAAGAAACGCTCAAGATTTAAAATACATTGAACATCTTCGTTCTTTTTTATCTCAAGGATGCGAAAGACTACACGTTGATGGTGGAAACAGATCAGATACCATAATTGATTGGTATGATAACAAAATTGCTCTAATGCCTGGGCAATATCCTCTGCCAAGTGGACAGAGAGTTACTTTAGCAAGTACTAACACATATACTCGTCAGTTATTAATTGATGAAGGTGGTGTTTATGCTGAGTTGAGCGATCACATTGATAACCAACAGTTCACATATTTTGAATATGGACAGTTGGATGAAACTGATCGTAAACAGTTGTTCATTAACTTGAATGCTAATGAGAATCTAACTGTTGAAGAGTTTCGTAATTGCGAAACTGCTGATATATGTGGGTTGATTCGTGATCTTAATGACGAATACAAACCTATGTTTGTGGACTATGGATTTGTTACTAAAGCAAATGCAGAGAGATATAAGTTTTGTTCGTGGTTGGCATCACTACTTAACTTCTATAACTTCAACAACAGTTGTGATTCTTGGAACACTGAGAATCTTAATAAAGATTATAAAGGAACAAATGGAACTCAAGATGAGTTTCCTGAGTTTAAAAAACTCTTTGAAACTACATTTGTGCCTCTTGTAGAGACCATTGCTACCTATAGTAAAAAATATAAAGGAAATCAATCCTTTAGAAACTTAGGTAAGCATCGTAACTTATTAGTTGATCTTTGGATTATACTGGTAAGACTTGACAAAAAAGGTATCTCATTAACTAAAGATAGTAGTTACAAACCTAATGTGAAGGCATTCTTTGAGGCGTATAAAGCATGGGTTGATCCCCATATTGCTGATATTAAAGCACAATATAATGCCAATACAAACACATTATCTACATTTGCTGATCTATATGGTGCTAACTCTGCCCCTAAATTGAAATGTAGACTGGAACTAATTGATACTGAATTCATTCCTTCATTGGGTGAGGATATTATAGTTGAAAAAGATGTTGTTCGTAATTTTCCAGATGCGTGGAGAATGATCCTATGGCAAAACCAGAATGGTATATGTCCACTAACAGGTAAAACTATTAGTCAGTCAGATGCTAATGATGGCAATATCACTCATATGGATCACATAGTACCACATTCTAAAGGTGGTAAGACTATAAGAGAGAATGCTCAGTTAGTATTCGCTTCTGCAAATTTGGAGAAGAGTGACAAATGATAACTGTAAAACTAAAAGAGGAACAGGCAATTCTACTTGCTGACACATTGAATGATCTCATCTTTAATAATGGAGAGGTAAGAAATGAAATTCTTAAAGAAAATCTATTGATTAGTGATGAGGAAAACGACTATGTACAAATATACATGAGACTCGTGGAGGCAATGTGAACATAGAAGTTTATGATGACTTCTTACCAGAGGAGGTATTTACGCCCATCAAGGACTATGTTCTTGGTGGGCAAATGCCTTGGTATTACTCGTCTAGTTCAGTAAAGGATAATGATGGTTGCCCACAGTTTTCTAGTTTATTGTATGTTGACTGTGCTCCTATAAATATTGACTTATGGAATAGGATTCGCCCAATATTTGCTACACTTAACCCTATAGGTATTAGTCGTGTTAAGTTTAATGCAACAGCAAGAACACCAAAGATACAAGAGAAACCATTACATGTAGACATCACAGGCCCCTGCGAGAGTCCTGATCCACCATATCCTAATGTGCCAGATTATAGTATTTGTGTGATATATTTCAATGATTGTGATGGTTATACATATTTTGAGGATGGACAGAAAGTAGTATCAAAAGAGAATAGGGCAGTGATATTTCCAGGCGATTTGCTTCATGCTGGTACATCATGCACTGATGCTGACTTAAGAGTCGTACTTAACATAGATTATAGTAAGTGGTAACATGGATTTATTCCCAGTATTATTTGAAGAGTATGATTTGACTGGTGCGCCAGGTCTTGAGGAATTCAAACAACATATTAAATCTAATGGCAAAAACCATGAACATTCACTTGCTGTAAATGGAGTGAGTTCTCATGGTGGGTGGGATCCATTGCGAGATCCAGTATCCGAACCAATGTTGGCAACATTTCAGCAGTGTTGTAACCATTTTTCAGATAAAATAGGCAACTGGCCTGTAGTTATTAGTGGTGGTTGGTATAATATATTGCCTAAGGGTGGATTTACAGAGAGACATAGGCATGAGTCTAGTGTTATTAGTGGTGCATTTTATGTAGAACTTCCTGCGGGCGATTTTGGTAATTTTTATGTTGTATCACCATTACAACCATATATGATGTGTGTTCATAACATAAAAGAAACACCTTATGGACAGTATTTCTATGATGTGCCTATTAAACAGGATCATCTATACCTATTTCCATCGTGGTTAGAACATGGTAGTAGAGTTAATAAGACTGAACATGATAGAATAACAGTCAGTTTTAATACATCTCAATGTGCTAAAGAGATGTTGCCACCTGATTTTGTAGAAAAAATATGGGGAACTGGGCATGAAGATAGTTGATATATTACCAGAGAATCTTGGTGTAGTAATATATCCTGAACATGATAAACTTAAGTCGTTAGTTATAGATGAGATTAATAATCATGGTAATGAATACGAACATAAGAAAAGAGATTCTGCTGAGAAATCACTAGAACATTTTGATTATTATTCGCCGTTATCTAATGATAAGTACAAAGATTTTAGAGAGTGGATAGAACTACAGGCAGAGATATATGCCAGAGATATACTTCACTATGATACATCTGATTTTATATTAACAGATAGTTGGATGAATGTATGTCAGAGTGGTGGTTATCAGAGACCGCATTATCATATAAATGCCGTTGTATGTGCCTTATATTATGTAAACTTTGATGATTCGTCACACTCGCCAACATATTTTTATAAACCTAATGATAGCGAACAGTATCCTGATTATCTACCATATATGTTGACAAATGATAAGAGAACAAAGTATAATGAAGTCAATGAAGTGGTAGGATTAGAGGGATCATTGTTACTTTGGCGTGCTAATTGTGTTCATGGTTATAGAACTAACCATACAGATAATAGAATTACTATATCCAGTAATTTGATGCCTAGATATATTAATTCTTTTAGAGTAGAACCATTAACTAGAGAAGAGAGACACACTGCCATGACTACGTTTAGAAGTAAGTTATGGGATAATCCTGATTTTAATTGATATGGAAGTATTAAGTATTCTGCCTACGCCTGTTGCCATTATTCCTTGTCCATTTGCTGATAAGGTTAAAGAGACTGTACTAGATCATATCAGTACTGAAGATGTTCTTAATTTAGATTATAATGTTGATAGTGGTAATTTGAAACATATTGGACATTATTCTGTATTAATGGATGATAAAAGATATGGAAGATTAAGAACTTGGATGGAAGAACAGGCAGTAATATTTGCTCGTGATGTTAAAGGAGATTATATACAAGAACACATACAAGTAACAGATAGTTGGTTTAATATATCAGGCGAAGGAGCATATCAACATCCACATTGTCATGGTAATTCTTATCTAAGTGGTGTATATTATGTGAACTTTGATGATACAAAAGGTCATGTAAGTACACATTTCACCAATTCTGAGAGTTTATATCAACAATATAAACCATCCCTAATCAATTTGCCAATTAAATATACAGATTACAATCAGGATAATAAAGTTATATCAAATGAAGGCGAGTTGTTATTATTTCCATCACAAGTAATACATGGATATAATGTTAATAAAGGTGAGAATAGAATTACTATAGCAATGAACTTTATGCCAACAGTATTAACTAACGGCGATTATGGTTGGCGAGTTGTTAATTTAACTCAAGAAGAAAGAGCAAGAGCATTCAATGCCCGTAAGGGATTGAAAGATCACTGGGGTATGGATCAAGAGTTAAATCCGCCTCATGGAGTTAGTGACTAACCCCAGAATTGCCGTTCAAATTGTAATTCTTGTTCTGCTTCGTAACCTGCTATTTGCTCGTTTACTGCGTCTTCATATTCTTCTTTTGATAGTGGAAATTCAAAATCATAGACGTTACAGTCATCAAGGACTAATTCGCCGTAGAACCAGTTGTTAAACATAATATTAAAGGGTTGAATGTATATACTTATAATATAACGTCAAATGCCTGTAAGTGTGATTTGTTGTAATACGTTACATAGTGAGTGACTTGACAAATCCTGAATAGTATGCCATAATACCTATGGAGAAACAAATGGATACGTCCATTTTGTTTCTCGCACCCTATTTTTATTATTATTATGGCACTTTGGGAGGCAAAAGTTATTATTAATAACAGACTCTATACAAAAGAGTTTGAGAGTATATCGCCTTTTGGATCTGATGCTAAAACTGAGGCACAAGGCAGATTTGGTACTGAAAAAGTTCAACTATTTCCTAAATCAGCATAATGTCACTATCTAAAGAAACACTAGAAAAGTTAGCGGATGCTATGACTATGGAAGTTATAGCATATATTACTACATCACCTAAAACTAATACATTCTTATATGAAATGGTAGGTGAAGCATTATGTGAAACGCTTGGTAATAAACAGGCGGATGGATCTTGTTCATTTGATGGTAGCAAACTGGTGCCTAAAGTTGTGGATAGAATTAGGATGAATATTATTCCTAATAATATGCCATCTGACCCAGCAGATTTATGATTTGGAGAGTATGGAAGTATGCCTTGGGAAGTTTCGAGGATAATAAAACTGCAAAGTATGATGATGCAGTTTGTATTATTAGGACTATTATTCTTCTTACTTATCTTGTTACTAACTGCTTCATTACTGCTGGTGTAATACGTCATTGGGAGAAGGACAGTCCAGATAGTGGCACAAGGATAGTTGAAGTTTATGACGTTTGATACTATTATATAAATGTTGAGGGATATGTGGTTCTACTGCCCGTAAATCCTAATCACAAGGCGTACATCAACGATTCGCTCTTATTGTTGTAAGTCCTTGTTTTTAGTGGGGGTTCAGGTGTAAGCGATTCCCAGTAGGTAAATTTGGGCATATAGGTGAAACCTATGTTGATTTGCCCCACTCTCTCAACATTCTTTTAATTTAATTAAACTTATGTCATCAATCAAAGTACCAACAGATTACCAACAACCAACTGAATCTCAGTTGCAAGTATTAGTATTAAGATGGACAACTGATTTATGCCATGCTCTTGAGAGAAATTACAAGGATTATTCACTACGCTCTGCTATAAGTAATCAGGCAATGTCTGGAGCATCCGACCAGTATCTACAAGAGAGAATCAGGAAAATTGAAATGGATGAAGAACTGATGAAGTTTCGCATCCAAAAGGGCAAGAAATACTATAAGATCATCCAACAAGACTGGCGTAATGGCGAGTTAAGGGATGGATCAGTCCATGCCTTTGTTGATAAGAATACAGGCGAAGTTTATAAACCTGCTTCATGGAGGTCACCAGCAAAGCACGTAAGATATGATATGAGAATCATTCGTCAACGTGAGTCAATGTATGCTAATTGTGACTGGGCAGGCGGTTATCTTTACCTAAGATGAGAACAGTAACTATTAGCAGGCAGATAGGATCAGTTTTGGTCGTATCTGCCTATTTTATTGTATTGCATTATAGTGTACTCTATGGTACAATATTACATACAATAGCGTGCTTATTAAGCATACCATTCTTTATAAGAACTAAGGCGTATGATGTAGTGGCAATGCTATCATTCATGGTAGTAGTTTCCGCCTCTAAATTCATACAAATTCTTATCTAAATATTAACAGATTTGATATTACTATGGGTTACGATTCACTTAATGCTCCTAATGCAACTGAGGCAGTTACTTCAGGCAAAGTAGATAGATTGCAGAAACAATTACAGCAAACTATGAAAACACTTGGCAATCTTGATGAGAGATTAACAACACTAGAATCAATGGTTCATGCCTCATTACTTAAACAGCAAGATGATATTCTTGGTCTAGTTGCTGACATTAACCTAATTAAAGGTGCTAAAGAGTTTGATAAGGCAGCAAACAAGTTTGATATGGAAGGCATACCTGCTCCCCATCCAAGTGAGGCACCAGTTCCGCCAGTTGGTTAAGTGTCCACTGATGGTTGCCAGATAATATATGGCGTGCCATAATACTATCAGTTCAATGAATTTAATTTATGGATGAATTTGAAGTTGGTTATGAGATCCTTGAGCAGTTGTCTAATACTAATGAGGATGACTGGTTAAGTAACATTGAAGGTGTGAAAGAAGTGTTTGACCCTGAGACAGAGAAAATGTTGAAACAGTTTTAAAACTGTCACACGCCCCTGCACAGCAGGGGTTTTTTATTTTATAATATTATTATTGAAACAAAATTTATGAACCTGCGTGAACATCAAACACAAATAGTTGATACCATGCAGAAGCACAGTAAGGGGCAAATCATTGTACCTACTGGTGGAGGCAAGACTATTTGTATGATTAAGGATGCTGAAAGGCATCTATTTAATCTAGGTAATAGAGACAACAAAACAATAGTAATTGTTGCTCCTAGAATACTATTAGCACAGCAACTATGTGCTGAGTTTGTAGAGCATATTACTAATATTAATATACTACACGTTCATAGTGGTGAAACACCATATGAAACAACAACTGCGATAGATAAGATAAATTTTTGGCATAAGAATAGTAGTGGTCATAAAGCAATATTCTCAACATATCAGTCACTTCATAAGGTAATGAGATCAACTATTGATGTTGATACAATATACTTTGATGAGGCACATAACAGCGTACAAAAGAACTATATTGAGGCGGTTAAACACTTTGCCACTAAGGTTAGTCGTGCCTATTTCTTTACTGCTACGCCTAAAGAGTCTAATGTTAGAACTGGTATGAATGATGAGAGTATATTTGGCAAAAGAATTGTTGATGTGCCTGCTCCTGAGTTAGTTAATAAAGGATACATATTGCCACCTAAAGTTAAAGCAAAGAAATATAATTGTGGTTTCTTTGATAGTCAAGAACAGATAGAAAAAGAGGCAATTCTTGATGCTCTCAAGACTGAGGATCACATGACTAAAGTATTAGTAACTGCCAAATCTACCACTAATATTCATAAACTACTTACTAAAACAGATTTTATGGCAATATGCCATGAAATGCGATATAATGTTATGCACATAACATCTAAGTTTGGTGCTATCATTAATGGTAAGAAAGTATCAAGAAAAGTATTCTTTGATATTATGAATAAATGGGGCAAGGATGAATCTAAGAAGTTTGTTATGTTTCATCATAGTATATTATCTGAAGGTATGAATGTATCAGGATTAACTGGTTGCATATTACTTAGAAACTTAGATCTTATCAGTATGGCACAAACTATTGGTAGAGTTATTCGTTTACATGATAACGACAAACGACATATTGATGCTGGTGAACTAATTCCAGGCAATTTCGAGGGATACCATAAACCATTTGGCAAGATGTTTGTGCCTGTATATTCTAATATTGGAATAGGAACAGAGAGGCGTCTAAATTCAGTTGTGGACACTATTTTTACAAAAGGTGAAGCACAAGTGTCTATTGCCAGAAAATAGACTAGATAGTATAATGAAAATCATGGAGTCAATTATGAGGCAAATAGAGAAGATACGCCAAAGATGCCTTGAAGAAATTGATAATCATTATGCTGGTAGAATGACTAAATTAGTTGATGATCTACGCCTTGAGGATGCTGAAGCAATTATGCACGAAATGACGTATAGTGGCAATGATGATGATGATGTTGATTTATTCCTAGATGATTTGACTGAATGGAATAATGATGAATTAAATGGCATTTACTTTGAAGATTTAAACAATGACTAAAGAAGAAAGGCAAACTAAGAAAGAATTAAATCAATTAGTTTATCCTAATCACCTTAAATATTTGAAGAAACTTAAGTCAGAACTTAAGAAACATACTAAAACAAATATGAACAAATATCGTCAACATTTGAAAAGAATACAAAAGAAATGACTGAACATTCTTTATTATTTGCCATTGCAATAAGTAAATTTGAAGTTAATGACTGGCAGAATAAGAAATCTAAGTTGCTCGAACTTATATCATTTGATGATGAAGATATAGAGTCATGTTCAGATTGTTTAACTGATTATTACAAATATGATACTCGCCCGCCTTATCTTAATACTTTTGTTGATATAATGCAAGAGGATTTAGATAACATTGCGAATGAATATACTAATATGTTAAATGATAAGTATAATGGAGAATGCCCACTTGAGTCTACTGATACGTGGCAATTATGGTCACAAAGATATACTAAAGGACAATATCATGGAGCACATAATCATGGCAATGATCGTATAAGTTGTGTATTATATGTTGAGTTTGATGAGACTGAACATATACCAACAACATTCTATTCACCATTTCCACATCCTTATTATGGTATAATTGGTAAACAAACGCCTCAAGTTAGTGAGGGCAATATTATTGCATTTCCATCAAGTTTATTGCATGAATGCCCTAATCAAGTATCAACTAAACCTCGAACTATTATTTCCTTTAATATACCTTTAAGATAATGTATGACATTAAAGTAACACTAACAGATCAACAATATAACTTACTGAGTGAAGCGTTGTTCTACTATTCTGAAGATAAAGATGATCCTGCCATAACCAGTAATGTAGAGGAGTTGGAGGATCTAATTGATACACATAGTAAGAAAGTATCACGAAAGAGAAAGTATATGAATCCCCAGTGTGACATTTAATTAACTGGCATGAGACAGTTGAGATAGTGGTACATTTCATATTGAAAATGACCTATGATACCCTATAATAAAGGAGTCCACACGAAATTAGACACTTATGCCAACTGCAACTGCTGCCAAGAAGTCAACAACCACTTCTAGAAAGCGTCGCACTCGCAAAGTTACAGCAACCGCCCCTAAGTCTACGCCACTAAATACATCAACCGCAAAGATTAAAGTGGAAGATGTTAAGGAAGCGCCAAAAGTTGAAACTAATGTATCAACTAAGACTTGGATAGAAAGAGCAAGAGAATTAGATGGATTTTCAGTTATTGTTATTCCATTTCTATTCCTTGAGGCAGGTACTAAAGAACTTTTGAAGGTAGTAGGACAAATGAAAGTCCCTGCCTAACCACTCTATAAAGTGGCACAAGACCCCTTGATAGGGGTCTTTTTTTATGTCATAATACTATTATGAAATTCGATTTTACAACAATGAGGTATTCAGTTCACTGCCCATCAGCGCCTTATGAGAATACATCTTTTGTTGAATTAGATGATTGCTGGGGTTTATGTTTAGATCTATCTGAAGAGTATGGATATGCTGAAGTTAGATATGGTAATTGTGTAATGGGTTCTTATACTAATGGAAAATAATATGAAAAACAAACATCTTGAACATCCTGAAGATTCTATTCTTAATAAAGGCAAGGATGGTGCCTTAAATATACTTAAATTCTTTAAAGATAAGAATAGTGAACTATCAGTAAAATATGATGGTGCGCCTGCTATAGTATGGGGCATTAATCCTGAAAATGATAAGTTTTTTGTAGGCACAAAGAGTGTATTTAATAAGGTTAAGATTAAGATCAATTATTCACACTATGATATTGAAATTAATCATGGAAGTAACCCTAAAGTAGCATCAATCCTACATCTATGTTATGAGAAACTACCTAGAATTGAAGGAGTTTATCAAGGCGATTTCATAGGATTTGGTGGTGGTAGTGTATATAATCCAAACACAATTACATACAAATTTAATAACATAGTAACAGAAGATTTAGTATTTGCTGCTCATACTTCATATCATGGTAATACAATTAAAGATATGATTGCTGAGTTTAATTATAAGGATGCTTATGCTGAAGAGGTTAAATTCTTATCAACTAATGCTGAAATTGCATACAGAGATATTAAATTAGATCTCTTAATTAGTCTCGCTCAAGCAGCAGTTAGATTTGTTAAATTTCCAGATAAAAAGCAAGGTGAAGAAATAAAGATTGTTGTTAATTCTTATATTAGAGAACAGAAAGATTTGAACCCTAATGCTTTAGCGAAAGATACTGGATTTCATGCTAACTTGTTTCATTTATATAATTTCATAAGAGATATTAAACTATTACTTATGGAAGGCATAACAACTGATGAAAATGTTGAATGCTTAATTAATAATGAAGTATGTGAACATGAAGGTTATGTTATGACTAATCAATATGGTAATTATAAGTTAGTTAATAGAAAACAGTTTAGTTATGCCAACTTTACAGTAAGACAGGACTGGAAAAGGTAGGTCATGTGACACTTTAGATAGTGTCCACTCATCCCCCATTTTGGGATTGTTTGCGGTTATAATAAGTACATACGAAACAAAGAAACCTTATGAACAAAACTCAAACAGTTATGAACAGAATCGTTCAAGTTGACAATTTTCAAAACATGGCGTGCTGTTGTGCTAACTGGGCAGAGTTTGTTCAGGAATTAGCAGAGTGGGGCGTAGATGGTTGTGCTAAAATCGATTTTGATGATGCTGACCTTGATATTCCTACACTAAATGCTTTCATAAAGGCAGAAAATGGATATGTAAGGGAGGCAGCATAATGAGAACAGTAACATTTACTAATGAAGAGTATGTTGCTATTAGTAGCATTATTGCAGATCGTTTGAATACATTTAAAAAGAATATTGCCAAACGACCTGATGGTGACCCTGAATTAAATGATATAAGAAATTATATTACTTATGATTTACATCAAAAGTTACCACTA